TGCTGCAGGTTCTATTGAAACCGGAAACGTTGTAAGCCAAACGTCAAGTGCAGACGTTTCAGTCACGTTTTCCAAACCGGGAGAGGGTGCGCCATCTCCATCAGAAATGTTGGAAATGTGGGAATCGCTGCTTTCGGACTACGATTACGCAGTGACGCTGCTCGCTGGCGATGGAATTTCAAGCCCAACGGACGAGCAGATTTACAATAAAATGTTGGGATCAATTTTGGTTTCAACGACTCGCTACTATGGTGATTTCACGCAATTTCGTCGTGAGCCCACAACTCGGATGTCGTAATGGGAATTATTTCAACAATCCGAAATCGGCTTTTTAAAAGCCCTTCGAATAAGTACGAAGGAGCCGGTCAGAGTTTGCGGAGGTCGTATCTTGACACCTCTTACACCTCTGCGCGTTTTGATGTAACATCTTCAACTCGTCAGGCAATTGTTCGGAAATCTCGATTTTTCGAACAAAATAATGCCGTGATGAACAGATTGGGGGATCTGTTTGAAAGCTACACGGTAGGATCAAGCTTTTCGGTTCAACCCGCCTCATCAGACCCTGCATGGAACCTAAAAGCCAAAAAGTGGTTCGATATTTGGAGCCGATATCCCGACATTGGCTCTCGCCAATCTTTCGGCACGTTGATGGGACAAGCCGCGAGGGGGTGGTTTTTCGATGGAGAGTCTTTCGTTCTATTGACCAAAGGAGAATCTGGAAAACCCAGAATTCAACTGATTGAAGCTCAGTCAATTTCTACCCCCGGTGGGATGGAAAAAGACGAAACAGTGTTTGACGGAATTCGCTTTGACCCACGCACAGGCCGCGCCGTTTCGTATTTTATTGGTTCAGAAAAAACGCAAGGAAACCTGACTGATGTTCGGTCAATTCCTTCGGATTCTGTTGTCCATATCTACGAACCTAATCGTCCCGGCCAGCTTCGTGGATTGCCTTTTGTTTCTTGTGTTATCAACGACTTGCACGATCTCGACGACTTGCAGAAGCTGGAAATGGAAGCTTGCAAACTCGGAGCCTCAGTCGCGCAAATTGTTAAAACGGTTTCTGGAGAAATTCAGGCTTCCTCTTTAAGGGCTGGAATCACTTCGTCTGCAACGCAAAACACTGCCGAATCCTATTACGAGCAAGTTTTTGGTTCTGCGGTGAAGGTGATGAAAAACGGCGATTCGTTCGAACAATTCGCTACGGAAAGGCCGGGAGTAAACATGCGGGAATACTGGCGGCAGCTTACCGAAAAGGTTTGTTCCGGTGTTGGTATTCCCTACGTTTTGGTTTATCCAGAATCTATGCAAGGCACGGTTTACCGTGGTGCGCTAGATATGTCAGCGGTTTGGTTCCGCTCTCGACATCAGGTAATGTCGTCAGCGGCTCGTCGTATTTACGAATACGTAATGGAGTACGCGATTAAAACCGACCCAAACCTTAACGCTGCACCGGCTGACTGGTACGAAGTTTCAATTACCGCCCCTCGCTCTCCAAACGTTGACGTTGGCCGCAATTCCGCTGCTCAGTTGGCCGAGTTGGAAGCTGGAATTGTCACTTACGATGAGGTTTACGGAGCACGTGGCTTGGATTGGCGTTCTTCGCTAGAAGCAAAAGCACAGCAAGCTTTGTTCGTTCGTCAGTTGGCTGAAAAGTACAACTTGGATGTTTCCGAGATCTCGACTATCCAGAAAGAGAAGGCTCCTAGTGTTCCTGTCGCTGCTGTTGAAATAGACACGGAGGATGATGCTCCCTCTCCGGTTGCTGCTCCCGATAACGGTAATACATCTCCGGTGGTTGACGACACATCCGTTACTGCTGTAGTAAAGAAACAACGTAAGCCGAGAGCCAAGAAAATCCAATGAGCTTCACCAAGAAAACGGATTGGTTGTACTACGCTCCAGCGGCTTCCGCTGGTGAGACTGCAACCATTCAAATCTTTGACCAGATTGGCGAAGACTGGTTTGGTGGTTCTGGTCTGTCCGGTAAGCAGTTCTCTGACGTTCTCGCTGAAGTGGGCAATGGTCCGCTCTTGGTAGAGATCAACTCTCCCGGTGGTAATGTTTGGGATGGGTTGTCAATCTACAACCAGTTGCGCGGTCGTCGCGCTCCGGTGACCACTCGCGTTGTCGGCATTGCGGCTTCCATCGCTTCGATCATTGCGCTCGCTGGTGACAAAGTTGAGATGGCTGACGCTGCGTTGATGATGATTCACGACCCGTCCGGTATGGCTTCCGGTACTTCGGAAGATATGCGGAAAATGGCTGATGCTTTGGATCAACACGCTGAGGTCTTGGTTTCGGTGTATGCTAAGAAAACCGGACGCTCTTCTGAGTCAATCCGCGCTGCGATGAAAGCGGAGACTTGGTTTACCACTGCCGAAGCCATCCAATTTGGCTTGGTGGACAAACCCATTAAACAGCTTGCGATGGCTGCGAAGTGGCATCCCCGCGCTGTCACTAAGACCGCTCCCGAGACGGTCAAGAACAACCTCCGCCGTGGTCTTGAGCAATACGCTGAAGGTCTTGCTGGTGACGGTCTTGAGAAGGCTACCGTGCTTGAGGCTGAGTCACTCGTTGCCGGTGAAATCCCCACGGAAGATAAGGTCCAGAAGGCAAACGCTTGGTGGGGACGTAACGAACGCTTTCTTGAGGCTGAACCCAATAGTCCCGCTGATGTTGCCGCTAACCTTTGGGGCGGTGCTGCTGGACGCGATTGGTTCCGCGCTCTGTACGCTCAGATTGAGCGTGAGGAAGGGGAAGAAGATGAATCCCCTGATGACAAGATTTCTGCGGATAGCAACAAAGCTATCAGCGAAACTGGCAAAGCTCCTTTGCCGCAACCAACACAAACAACCGACACAAATATGTCCGATACCACTACTGTGACGGCTGCGGCTGCTCCTGCCGCTTCCGTTGATCTCACCGCGATTCTTGCCAAGCTCTCCGCTCTGGAAGCCAGCATGAAGGTTCCTGCCGCTGCTCCTGCTCCTGAGCCGGTGCGTCCCGTTATTGAGAACCTTGGAAACCCGCTGCTGGAGAAGCATCGCGGTCTCCGCGCTGGTGCCGAGCGTCGCAAGTTCCTTGTGGAGAACCACAGCGAGCTTCTCCGCCAGTCGCAGATTTACGCCCCGCAGAACGCTAACACGTTCACCTCGACGCTGGTTGTGGATTACCTCGCTGATGCTATCATCACCGTTGCTGCCACCAAGCTGGCGATGGTTGACGCTTTCAGCCGCAACGTGGGTCTCGACAATCTGCGTCCGAAGGCCACCGTTCGCGTGAAGAAGTTCACGACCGGCACCGCTGCTCAGGTCAATCCCACCAACTGGGAGACCAACAACGATTCGACGCTTGCTGCCACCTCGGTGACCGTTGACCAGATCAGCAAGAACTTCACGGTCACGCAGGAGGAACTGAATCAGGGTTTCGCTCTGGCTGACCTCGCTGCCGGTTCTGCTGACCTGTTTGCCTACGGCATCAGCGACAAGATCACTGCCGTGATGACCGCTGCCAACTACGGCACCGCGATTACGATTGGCACTGCTGCCAACTTCGATACCAGCGACCTCCCCGCGATTCTCGCTGCTGCCAAAAACTACCGCTCCAAGAACCTCGTTCTGGACGGTGGACACATTGCTCGTCTGTTGTTCTCGTCCGCTGCTAACACCTTCCCCGATGGCCGTCTGGCCGCGCTGGCGAACGGTCGTTTCGGCTTCGATGTCATCGCTGAAAACAACCGCTGGACCGGTGCTGAGACCAACACCGCTGGCTTCGTCTGCGGTCCCGACGCGATCGCCATTGCCGCCGGTCTGCCGGTTGGAATGGTTGCCGGTGAGTTCATTGAGCAGCGCACGGTCACGACCAACAACGGTCTGTCCTGCTTGCTGTCCGTCTGGTACTCCCGCGCTACCCGCTCGCACATGGCGTCTTACGACATCATGTTCGGTGCCGCTGCTGCGGACACCACTCAGGCCGAGGTTCTGATCACCGCTTAATCATATCGGATATGCGTATCGCAACCACCATTGCAGTGGACAAGAACGGTAAGAGCAAAATCGTTTCTGGTCCCGATGTTGACGCGACTCTCCAGCGCGACAGCTTCAACACTGCGAGCGTCCCCGAAGGAGGCAAGCTTATCCTGTGGATACAGGGAGCCTTAGCACCGAAAGTTCGTAAAGGTTAACCGTTAAAATTGGGGGGCTGCTGGAAAGTTCCGGTGGCCCCCCTCTAACCGAAAGACAAAATGGCCGTTCAAGCAGACATTTCAACCGAGTACAGCATGGGCCGAGAAGGCTTCGAGCTGTTCACCACTACCGCAGCGCAAACCGGTGCTTGGTCTGGCTTGAT